CCTTTTTGACCGTGTCGCGAACTGAATTTATCACCAATTTCTGGAACACGTTCAGATACTACTCGAGTTTTAATGAAGGGATAACCATCACTGTTTTTATCCTGCCATACTCCATCAATACGACACGTTTCTGAGTTTTTATGCGTAGTTGACGAATCTCGGTAAGCATAACCGTTAGGATCATTTTTTATACTTGTTACTTTACCAATAATCACATCTCCTTCTTTAATTTCAGCGTTAAGTAAAGGTACACCATTATCCTGGATTGCATGATAAGACGATGTTTTGAAACCACGAGTATTTTCTCGACGCGGACGAGTGAATTTTTCTTCTTTATTCGAAGCTACATTACGATGTTCTTCATCTTTATAGATCGTATAGTAGAGCGTACGAAATAATCCACGATCAACCGATGATTTATTCAAAATTACGGAATCTTCTTGATTGTAACCCCCGTAAATACCGATCGCTACAATAATATTATCACCAGAAGGCATTTCATGAGTTTTCAAAATATTCATACTACGAGTTTCTACGAATGGGCGCATAGGGCTGCAAAGAATGTAACCATTTTTATCTAATCGTTTCGCATAATTACGAGCAAATATACCCATTGATTGTTTACCCATCGCTGATTGGTAAGTGTTACGAGGCGATTGATTATGATCACTTAACGGAATACTATTTGCCATATGACCTAAAATTAACGTAGGATGAATTTCACAATGCGTAGTTTGTTTCGTAATTTCGTTAGGCATCATTGCAACACGAATAACTTCGGTTTCAGAAGGATCGATATATTCAACGCATGTAGACAACCAATCGTTCCAACAGGTAGGATTAGTAGGAAAATCTACTAATTTACCATTTTCTACACGAAATAATGGACGTACAAATCGACCACCATCACTTTCAATCGTGATCGAATTTTGTAGAATATTCCAGGCTACACCAGTATGCGGATGTAACTGAAACGTTCTTTTTGCTTGACGTAAACTTTTATAAACATTTACCGGATCATTCGTATACGCTACAATTACGCCATTGACAACAATACTAGTTCCGGCGTATACTTCTTGTACATCACGAATCCAATGAACATTTTCTTGTTCTTCGAGTAATTTAATCGCTATACTAGAAGGAGTATGTTGACTAATACCGGTAAGCATTGATAAAGCTTTTACAATACCTACACTATGACCTTCTGGAGTTTCCACTGGACACACGTAACCCCAGGAAGTACCGTGTAATTTACGAGGCGCTAATAATTTACCCGATTTTTCCACCGGAGTTTGAATACGACGCAAATGGCTGATCGTAGCAGAATAGGATAAACGATTAAGTACTTGAGAAACACCTACTTTTGTTGCATTAGAAATTGAACTGGCTCCGGAAGTTCCTAATCCTTGAACCGTAAAATTACCCGTAGCTAATGCTTGTTTCAATTTACCTTCAATAGTGGAAACTTTCAAGATTTTGTACAAATTATTCACGTTTAACACTTCTAAAGGACGAGGAAATTCACCTTTCTTCCAGCTATCGTTATTCACTTCATGAACGAACTTACTACGAATATCTTTACAAACTTTTTGGAAAAGTTGACGAAATAAATGAGTTAATAACGAACCGGTAGTTACGATACGTTTATTAGGATATGCATCACGATCATCAATAGGAATTAACCCCTTTTCAGTCATCAATAAACGACGGGCCATCCAAGCGGTTAAGATACATTTACGAGCTTCGTAAGTTTTCGTATCGCTAGGATCTCCACCGAATTTTACATGAGGTAAATATTCAGTTTCCATAATCGAACGAACATATGCTTTCTTGTCTTCATTCGTTGTGCCATATTGCAAATGATGAGTTAAATATGTGATAGCATCATCTCGCGTATACACTTTAATATCTGAACATTCTTTGAATGAAGCAGATAAACATTCCATTAGATGTTGGTTATTATCGGCACAAATGAGGTTAGCGATATCTTGATCAGCTTCTAACCCTAATGCACGAAACATAACCATCAACGGTATATCTTCGCGAAAACGAGGAACACATATCATTAAAGGATAACCAAACCCATTAAATTTTGAAGATATACGAATTTCTAATTTTTTAGGAGGAGTAGTAAACGATTCATGTAAGGATTTCATTTCAACAGAATAAGTATATTTTGATGCTGTCTTTTTGTTATAGAAAACCATAATACGATTATCAGCTACTTTTTCCTGACACAGAATAGTACGTTCAGAGCCATGAATAATGAAATATCCAAATGGATCATATGGACATTCCCCAATTTCTTCTTTAGTTAACGGATAATCTTTCATAATACACAGACTAGAACCTAACATAACGGGAATTTTACCAAGCGAAACACCTTCAAATATTTTTACCTGTTCTTCAAATTCTCCGGTCGGTTTATATACTCTTGCAACAAACCGTACATCAGAGAACATTTGAGCGGAATACGTAAAATTACGCATACGAGCTTCTTGAGGAAACATAGGTTTAATACGACCGGTAGCTTCTTGAATACGAGGTTTCATATAAGTAATATTTTCAAAACTAAGACGAAATTCATATTTATATTTTTTAGTTTGTTCATCTTGTTCATGCCATACAACAATAGGAGAGGTAGAAGACACAATTAAAGGTAATTTATTACGAATAAAATCTTCAAATGATTCAATTTGGTGTTCAACTAATTTGGGGATACCTTGAGTAGAAAAGTAAGAAGATACAGCTTGCCACTCCATGATATAGTTTTAACGTTACTCTACGTAAATCTGTTCTTTATTCGTTTTTAATGAAATCTTATTTAGATTATAAGAAAATGGACACAAAGACGCCACAGATTAAAATTATAAAGATTGGTCAAGAACCTTCTACCGAAGAAAAGAAACCTAAATCAATTTTGAAAAAGGGTGGAAAGACTATGAAAACGTTTCCTAGAGGAGTTTTAAAAACTGCAAAAAATACCAAAATTAAAGCAGTAGCCGATCCGGCAAAACCTCCTCCGTTAAAGAAGAACATGCGAACGCATACTATTCGTTTAATTACAGATAAAGGTGTTCGTAGACATCGTAAAACTATACGAAGAATGATAGCGGGTATGTCAAATGATAGAGTAAAAGAACTTGTTACAAAAAATGGGTTATTAAAAAATCCTAATACCCCGCCATCAATTATGCGTGAAATGTTAGAAGGCGGTGCTATTGCTGGATTTGTTTCGTTAAAGTAAATAATTGAAATGGCAACTAAATTTTGGGGTCCATTAGGCTGGATGACACTACATTCAATTTCGGCAATTTATCCAGAAAATCCAACACCCGAAGATAGAATTCTTATTGAAAAATTTATTGAAAACTTTCGGGAAAGCATTACATGTGTTCATTGTAAAGGACATTTCACCTCTATGTTGAATACGTATAGACGTAAACATTACGATTGGAATGCGAGTCGATATAATCTGTTTTTATTCGTATGCCGTGCACACAACACAGTGAATAGACGTTTGGATAAACCAGTTATACCTACTTTACAATCCTGTATAGATCGTTTACGTGAAATTGAAAAAGTAACGCCGTTAAGTTCCTATCGAAGTGCGTATATTAATTACTTAATGCAGAACTGGGCGAGAGAAGGAACTGGTGAAGCATTCATGTTTCTTTCATGTGCAAAAACGTTATTGAAAATCAATAACGAGTATTTTAATATACGAGATGAAGGAGTTGCCAATTTGTCGTTTAGAACTGATGCAGATGTAACCGAGTTCATTGAAGAAGATCCGCGACGTTATAACGTTGGGGCAGATAAACCTAACGCAGCAACATTCACACCGACAATGCGTATCGGTTTAGTGGGCGGTGTTTTTCGCATCCGTAAGTAAACGTTTAATACGTTCACTAAAATGTTCACCCGTTTCAGATTCATAGTATTCTATAATATCGAATACTGTTGAACCTTCAGCATTAGTAGCCATCACATCGGCTCCATAATAAAGTAAACAATTAATATGTTCAATATTAGTGTTTAATACGGCAGCGATTAAAGGTGTATTCCCATCTTCATGAGTGCTATTATTTATATCGGCACCCATGAGGATAGAATGTTCTATTAGATTATCTATCAAGCCTATACCGTCAGTTTCTCCTCGTACAACTTTATTTAAAGTTTCGGTAGACGAATACTTGAGTTCGGCACGAAAATATTCAACTTCTTCATCCGTAATTTCTGGCAGTGCAGCACAATTTGTTCGTTGAAGCGGTACAGCCATTTTTTCATCATTACTGAATTTAATTAAAAATAAATCCATTTTGTAAAAAATGCCACTATTTCAGGCGAGATTATTTAGATGAAGTATTTCCTTTAGGGTAAGTTACGAACACTGCAGTATTGGAACTGATATAATACTGACGATCACCTAACGCAACAACTTGTCCAGTTACAGTCTGTTGGGTTGATGTACTCGTTTGTTGACTTGCGTAAGAGAACATCGATGCATTTTGTTCAGGAGTTTGACTAATAGCGTTAGTACGCATAACATTTAAAGGATTGTAATAATTAGGCATTCTTAAATAATTTTTTATTAATTACTCTTTAATTTCAAAATAAATTCGTTTTACAGTAGTTGTACATGTGTTAGTTCGTACTGTGGATTCCAAGGTAAAGATATTCGAGGTTTTGTTTCCCATTCATGTTTTTTCATCCATGGATGACGAGTTTCTTTATATATTTCATCAGGATAAACAACTTTTCGTTCAGCTTGTTGAAGCGAACAAGCTGGTAAAATAAAGGATAGCTGATGCTTAATTGTATAACGACATTTTGATTCTCGCATTTTCTTTGGTTCTTCAAATTTAACGATATCGGTAATTAACGGAGCATCTGGATAAGGATATGCCCAATTCCAATTGAGAGGAATACCGTTTTGAAAATAATACAATGTCCATTCAAACGTTTTCCAGTAGGCTTCAACAACTGGTTCAATATCCTGAACTCCATCTAAGTAATGCAACGCGAATTTTTTGGATAGTAAATTCACATCTTTACCAAGAATAGCTTTCTCTTCTGGACGTCTTCGTAGAGGTATTCGTTCTTGTAAGAAATTCATTTCCTGATTTGCTGCATATTGTAAAAATATACGTCGACCTTCTTTTGTTAGTAAATCAGGTTTGCCACATTCATTATAAATATGTAATGCACGATCGTAACCATCTTCTCGCAACGAAAACATAGCTAAACTTGGCATGAAATCATTACCAAAACACATGATTGATAACGCAATATATTGGGAAATATCCATAGGCAACTGTCGACTGAGTTTCCAAATAGATAGTGTAGCAAACTCGGCTTTCGCTAATCGTGGATCATTGAATTCGGCACTTTCTCGTAGAAGGTAAAATGAATAAGGATAACTTAAATTTTGATGTTGAATACTGATCAAAATAAGGTCTGCATCTAATCCGTATATACAAACACTTCTTCGTTGGTTTTCGGGAAGAGTTCGTATATCATTAAATAATTTATGTTCTCCTTCGCCTGGTTCTTGAGTAGAGCTTATGTGTGCATAAGGAAACCTTTCACGCAATACTGTATCTAAATTTCGCATGTAAGGTGTATCGGGTGAAATTTGGTTACGATCAAAAACTGGATTAGTTTCTTTATCACCGTTCATGCGACGATATCGTTGGTTCACCATCTTTGCATAAGGGACTAACCCGTCCATAGCAATGAATAAATGTTTAGGTTTGCAAACATGTTGTACAATGTATTCTAACGCGTCTACTACAGATAAAATTGGATTAGTATCATCTAAATAACGGTGAATTAAACAATTGAAATCTACACCTAAAACATCAACTTCTAAACAATTATGTTTACGAACGGTTTCTACAATACCCGTATGCGATTTGATTAAAGATGCAAATAAATACGGAATACCCATTAAGTATGTTACGTTGGTAATCTTAAAACTCTATATAAAAAACAAAATGTGGTGGTTATACGTTATCGTTCCAATTATTCTTGCTGCGGTGTTTTACGGGTACAGTATTCGTAATACAATTAAAGTAGCTAAACCTGGTTGTAATTCATGTCCTCTACAAAAAGAGAATATAAATATCTAATAAATGAGTTCTTGTGGTGCTATGCCAAAAACAGGTGGAGCTAAGAAACATGTTCCGTTAGATGATCCTAGTCCTCCTAACGTAGAGGATATGGGAAATGATTTCAATCCGGCGAATATGGGTGGTAAACGTCGTAGAAAAGGAGGAAATGAAACGCCTGCTGCTCCGGTTAAGACTTCTGCTCCGGGAGGACCATTATCTCCGCCACCTAAAAAGTCTGCTCCGGGCGCACCAACTACTCCTGCCCAAGGTGGTCGTCGTATAACTCGACGTGCTCATTGGCGATATATTCGAGGTATGAAAATCCGGGTTCCCGCTAAAAAAATCAAAGACATGGGTGCAAAAGGAAAATGGGCTTCTCTTCACGGTCCCGGTATTGGTGAATTAAAACCTGGTGGATTGATGGGTTATTCTCCATCTATGTCTAAAACAGCTCGTCGTACAAAACTACGTAAAGTCGTGAAAAGTAAAGGTGCGTTAACTACCTTTCGTAAACTGAATGCGTTATCTACGTATACTAAACGTACTGCCAAAGGCAAAAGTAAAACAGCTAAAGCCGATCGTAATTGGGTGAAAAAAACTTATATGTAAAGAAATAAAATGCTTGGTATGCTCATCAAATTAATCGTCAGTGCGGCGTTATTCGTCGTCTTTGTTCCTGGAGTTTTATTTACGGTTCCTGCCGGTAACTCCACCGCTATTTTAGCGGTTCACGCTGTTCTTTTCGCTGTGTCCAGTGTTTTAATTTGGCGTGTTCTCAAAGTAGTCCGTAAGTAAAAACATCTGTAGAACAATATAAATATGGATTTAGTTAGCTTATTGTTATCCGCATTAATTTTTTATGCGTTAGTGCCAGGAGTGGTTGTTACTCTTCCAAGCGGTAAAAGCAGCAAAGACACAATATTATTAACTCATGCAATAATATTTGCGTTAGTTACTTCGTTAGTTATGCGATATTACTGGCACAACATTCGTGGTTACTTTGAACGGTTTAGTAATTATGGTACAACATGTCCAACGGGATATAAACCAGGAGTAAGTCCAACGGGTGTACCTGATTGCGTTCCGGTTGGTGGTCACCGATAAATCTAAGTAAAGTATAAATGAACTGGTTATATACAGTTATATTCTTCGTAGTAACAATTGGTGCAACGTTGTTTAGTGACTATAAACCTTTCAAGTCAAAAAATATGAATATAGCATTTACAGGGGTACTTATACTTGCATCGTTGATTGTATGGGTTTATTTGCTACCAAAAATACATGAAGGGTTTAATCCAGACACACGGATAGATCAACCTTGCCCCGAAGGATCCGTAAAACATCGTAACGGTGACTGTCGTATGAAAGGTGAAGGTGAAGCTCCCTAAAAAATGGATATAGTTATATCTAGTTAATAAACTGTAATTACCATGGCACTCTCTATTCACGGTTATAAACTTGCAAAAAAAGATATTCCTAATCTTCATGAACTAAAAGCAAAATTAACTGTAAAACCATACGTTCCTACAGTATTTGTAAACCCGAGATTTGTAACCAAATATCCCGTTTATAAAGAAAGTGAAGAGTACATTTACGTTCCAAAACATTACGGAATAAATGAATTTGGTCCATTTAAAACTACACATCGTGAAGTTGCAAAAACGCATTCAATTCATTGGGAATTTACTGGACAATTGCGTGATACCCAAAAAGATGTAGTGAATTCTTATTTAACTCCTGAACCACGCGATGGATTAATTTGTTTACAAACCGGTGGTGGTAAAACGGTCTGTGCATTATACATTGCCTCGCAAATTCAAGTTCCTACATTAGTGTTAGTGCATAACACTTTCTTACGTGATCAATGGATTGAACGCATTCATCATTTTCTCCCTCATGCAAGAATTGGATTGTTTCAAGGCGAAACGCAACAAGTGGAGGATAGAGATATTGTGGTAGGAATGTTACAATCTATTTGTTTAAAAGAAATTCATGCCGAAACGTTTAAGAATATTGGACTAGTGATTGTGGATGAATGTCACCACATTGCTTCTGAAGCGTTCTCTCAAGCGGTTCCTAAACTAACCTCCAAACATATGTTAGGATTATCCGCTACTCCGGAACGTAAAGATAATCTAATGCACGTTATTCATTGGTTTCTTGGTCCTATGCTCTACCGATCTAACAACACGGATAAAGTCGATTCCGGAGTGTTTGTGGAGGTTTATGAATTTGATAAAGGGGATGAAAAATTCAACGAAATCATTTATAACCAACAAGGGGTTATGTTTACATCATTAATGGTCAATAAGTTAGTTGAGTATGAACCTCGTAATAAATTATTGGTTGAATTATTAACAGATGTATATGATGATAGTGAAAGACAAACCTTGGTACTCACGGATCGTGTCGATCATACTAAAACCTTGTTCGATATGCTGCCGAAAGAAGTCCAAGACGAAGCCTGTATATTATCCCGGGGTGTAAAAGCTGATGTACGTGCTGAATGGTGTGCGACCAAAAAGATATTAATTGCAACTTACGCTATGTGTAAGGAAGGCTTCGATGTGGCAACGCTTAACACTTTACTCATTGCAACTCCTCGACCAGATGTTGATCAAATTGTTGGACGAATTTTACGGGTAGAGAAAAGCAAACGTACAGTATCTCCTTTAATTTTGGATGTTGTGGATCCTGCGTTTCGTCGTCAGTTTCAAGAACGGTTATCGTTATATAACAAACGTTCTTACACTGTTCAAAAAATGAAAATAAATTCATAAATAAAATTTGTATATCATTTTATACAATACTATTTTTAACATACATGGTCCAAACTAATTAATCTATTTCCATATGCATTGGTCTAAGATCCGGAGTTCGATGCATTTTTTGGTACCGAATACAAAAAGGAGTTTCCATAGGCCATAAATACACTGGAGCATCGTAACAATCAAAAGCATCCCATTTTTCAAGTTTCCAAGTAAACGTATTCATACGTACTAACACGTGTACTACATGTGAATATGTATCATGATAAAATACTCGTCCCACTATACCGTCATAATTACGAACAATTGAGTTATTGGCAAGCATTTATTTAACTACCATAATCCTCATCGAAGTCTCCTACCGTATTGGAATAATCGTCATAAGGATATACCATTCGGTCTCCGTACGCCCCATCGTCTACGATAGTTTCATCACCAAGATCATTTAATGGAATATCATCACCATCATAATCTCGAGTAGAATTATAACCATCTTCGGGTTGTTGTAAATCAGCTTCACTCGCTAAAGCATTATATTCGGCTTCTGGATCGGGCATATTAAATTCTTCGGCAATCGCAATACGAGTAGCATTTTTCACAACCTGCGGAGACATACCGATATCGATTAATCGTTTATGAGCTTCACGTTGAATATCGTTCAAACTTCTCATGTATTGTTTGAAATATTCACGTTCTTGGGTTGATGCAGCTAACGAAATCTTTTCAGCATCTTCACGAGTGTAAAGTAACATATTCATAACTAAATCACGATTCATAGCTTCATCAATGTATTTGCCTAGAGCAGCTTTATTTTTATCCTTTGACACTAAGTCAAGTAATTCGTACATCAATCCCTTTGCAACATCACGTAATAATGATTTATTTATAGAAGTTTCCAATAGTATAACAGCTTTACGAAATTCGGCAACAACATTTAGATTGAATTTGTTTAACGATAAAATATCTAAAATACGATTAGTCATTGTGAGTACAGAAACTGCATCAATATTTTCTCGGTTTAGAAAATTCTTAATTTTATCGCTTTTCAATAATCCACTAGGTAATTTGAGTTCCAATCGTCTACGAATAACTTTCTCTTCAAAAGTTAATTTAGGAAAACTTACTTTTTGAGGAACGATAGGTGTAGCATATATAGATTGTCTTAAATCTTTTGCAAATTCTAATGGAGCTTGAGAAATATTCGGTGGAAGTTTTGAAAATAAAATTATATGTGGATGAGGAATATTACATTTAATCATTAATTCTTCGTTACCGAATTTATCGGTTACAGTGTATTCGGTCTTATCAAGATGTATTGCAGGCAGATATAAGTTATTCGAAATAACTGTTTCAAAAGGATCAACATAACGTTCTTTGGCAATTTCAAACGATGTAAGAAACGTAGTCATCTTAGCCTGTTTCAAAAATTTTATACTTAAATCTCGAACTTCTTTACGGTTCTTACTTATTGCTCGAATTACGGCTACAATAGGACCATCTAACGTTTTTGGGAAATTTGCAAAATAAGTTTTAAATACGTATAGAACATTATCTAATACGGGACTATTGGTTTCATCATCTGTGTCTCGTGGAAACCCCGAGGTTTTAAACAGCTTAATACCAAAAGAACGTTTAGGTAAAAGAAATGGAATATGCGTTTGTAATAAAATAACTCCACCCACAATTCCAAAAATACCTTCTATTTTTTCACGATCATCTTTAGAAATCTTTTTATTTGCGGTAAGAACGGATGATGCAGCACGAATATAATGGATAATTGGTAATAGTATAGATTCTTGAGGTTTAATTTGAATTAAAGATAATAACAATAGTAACATCAATTCTCCTGCCGATTTCTTATCAAATAAACGTTCAATTTCGTTAACGGCTATAGTTTCAACGATTTCTTTTTTAACATTTAGAACATCATAGTTAATATCCAATTGACCTTCACTATTGAATTCATCTTGTGCAATATATACGTCATTATTAACTTGTTCACCGCAGACATGACATATACGGTAACCTTCAAAAATAACTGTCCAAGTATTATAAAATTCGGTACGGTCTTTTTCTAGATCACCACGTAATAAAGCTAATGTATGATTGCAAACTACAAATAAATCTTTTTTATCAAAGTAAGCTCCATTTTTAGGAGTCATGGTATTTACAATTGATTGAATTGCATCAGCTTTATCTTCCGGAGATCGATTAGGATCTTTGAGTAAAACTACAACGTCCTTATGTAGTTCAGATTCTTCATCACTCTTAAATTTTTCATACTTTTCAATCTTTTCATCGTTTGGTAATGTTATAAACTTACGAAGCAGTGTACGATAGTCTTTTATCAATGTCGTAGGCATCGACTCAGACCAAGCTATTCGGTTTTTATTCAGTAAAGTTTTACGTTGTTGAAGAATCCAATCCGGAGGAATACATTTACCAACCGGTATAGGTTTATCTTTATCAATTGCTGAACTTACATCTTTCCATTCCGGAGATTGATATACGCTAGAATTTAAAAACGCATCAAACGAATCCGTAACTAAACATTCTTCTGGTGTAGAATCTGTAAGCATAACTTTAAGAGGTTCCCCAGGAACGGAAGGAGCTAAATTTCCTGCATTTCCAACATTTTTTAAAAATAGTTTAGAAACTAATGTCCCTGCATCTTCTTGTTTCATCAACCATAACCGAGGATTAAACGCTGACGGACATTTTGATAAATACTCTTTCTGTACACTTTCGCTTAAATTAAAATCATCTTTTGATTCTGAAAATTGGATCGTCATAACATCTGGACTTTTATTGACTAAATCTACCACCGGAAATTTTTCTTTCCATACGCTCCAAGGTATTTGACTTAACTTAACATCATACACTTTCAAAAACTTTGTTCCTTCTCCGTACGGATCGGTAGTAGTTGGAACACCATTATTTAAAATGGTTTTAATTGTTGGGAAGACATCGATTAATGGTTCATCGGTAATTAGTACAGAAGGTTTATTAGATGATAAAAAAGGATGTTCAGGTAAAGGATTAGGAATATCTACAGGACGAACATCAATATAATAACCTTTAACTCGCAAATCGTCATTCGTATTACTAATCGGTACATTCAGCAATGAGAATGTTCCATCTTCATGGTACACGCTTTTTGTTTTATTGTAATTACTAATCCCCTGAACATCGTTTAATCCTTCTTCATTCACTAAAGTTGTACGTTCAGTAATTGGTACACCTTTTTGTTCATTGGTTTGGTAAGGAATTGGTAAAGCTTTAATCATACGATCATAATAATTTGGAGTTTTATTTTGAGCAGGATCCATTAACGGCATCCATTGGTTATCGTACGAGTATTGTAAATATTTAAAATCTGCATATATATTTTTAACCCAAGGAACGTGAACTGTTTTACGCTCTGTATCAATTACGTAACTGTCTTCTTTATTTGAAAAGGTAATTAACTTTTTATGAACGTCTCTAAATCTATTCATTTCATTACGAATTTTCTTTTCTTCAAATCGTGTTACTTTTGTTTTACCATACAGTACTTTAGATTGGTAGTCTAGTAATTGTTCATCTAAAGTAAAAAACCTTAATTCTTCTGGTCTTTGAATTTCTTCTTCAAAGTCTTCTATGGTTTCTATAACTTCAAACTCTTTTGCTGGATCGAAAATAAGACTATCTGCCATTGTTATTATAGAACCTTTTCTACAATTGAACAATATTCCTCAATAGTTTGAACAGCAGTTTTTAGAATAGATTCTGGTGTCTTTTTCGTATGCATTCGCAATACCATTGTACTGCGTAGAGGATGAGGCATATCATAACTAACAAAATCAACATTCAAATCATTATATATAACTTCTTGCATGAGAACTCCAACAGTATGACAATCTTCTTTTACTTTGAAATCGTATTTGATTGAGAAACTGTTTTCTTCTTTTTCACGACTTACAAATTCACTAGCTTCTTTTACGTAAGTTTGTACTTTATTTTTAAGAATATTTACAGCGTATTTAAGAATATCTTTACTACTTAATACTCCAATACTTTCGATGTCCATATTGATCCAATTAGGACGACCAGTAACTTCGTCACGTGAGTATGAATGTTGATAATAGAAATTATCGAAAGCGGCTAATTCTTTCTTTTCTTCCCATTTTTTACGTTCATCTTTGTAGAGTTGAGATTCTTTATCAACATGCCATGAGGTAGTTCCAACGCAAACCTGAGATGCAGTTTTTTCTTGAGCTTCAATGGCTAAAGTAGCTTTAATATGAACAGATTCGCCACGACGTAATCGAAGAAATAGAATAGGTGTATCAAAATCACGATCACGCAATAAAATTTTTGGTCGACTAGAATTGACTACAAAATCATCAGTGGTGATTAATAAATTATCTTTATCTGATGTCATTCTTATTTCTATTTGAGCATCTCGAACTGCAGATACATCATCTGGTGTAATATTAATAGGTAACATTTGTATACGATGTTTAAGCATTTCATGCGGAATTTGTGTAGTATTTTCTAAAATTTGAACATCACGAACAACTACAGTAGGAACACCCGATAACACTATACGTCGTAAAGCATTTACAAATGACACCGGAAAGTTACGATATTCGCAGTGTAATTCGTAACCACGATTACTTGTTTTAATATTTTCAACACTTGGCATATTGTTTGTACTCATCCCTTCTCGTTAACCTTTATTCCGTTTTTTTCGTCAAAATTCATAACTAAAGGATGTCAACCTCTCAACCGTATTTTTTTTACAGCAATCGTTGTCCTAATTGCAGTCAAATTATTGAAACATTAAAAGGGTTGAATAAATCTGGATTATATAAGTTTATTCTTGTAGAATCATTAGCACGTGATAAGATACCATCGTTCTTAAAGAAAGTTCCAACTCTATATATTCCAGATACGAAGGAAGTTATTGTGGGTAAGAATGAAATATTTGGATTTATCGCTAAACCTACAAACGCCCGCAATGAGCTTCCTGTAAAAAACAACGAAGCTCCTATGCAACAACAAGCTATAGGCGATATATCTGCGTGGGGGTTTGAAGGAACAAAAAATTTAAGTGAATCGTATTCGTTATGGGATGCACCAAATTCGTTTGCTTCTGGCGGAGGTAGCATGTATACGTTCTTAACCGATTCTCCGGCAATGCCAACCAGTAATGCTGGAATGCCAAGTGGAAAACAAGTAGAAAGCGAAAACACTGTCAAATCAAAAACGGGTTCAAACGATGATGTAGCTGCACGTATGGCTGCAATGGAAGAACAACGTAAGAAAGAATTTGGCAGTATCGAACGTAAATGATCAATTTTAACGTATTAAATATAAATTATAATCAATATGGCGAGTAAGACAGTATTATTGAACGCTATGTATGATCAATTATTTTCCTTTTTAGGAGAACTAATTGAAATGTACCCTAACGATATGGACTTTCAAGTATTTAGAACGAGTTTAAAAATGGTGAAAATGTCAAATCCTTCTTTAGCTGCTACATACATTAAACAATATACTGCTCAATTCAACGAACAAATCTTAAACAAAGATGAACATTTCTTTATCGATTATTCATTTGCTGAATATGGTGAAGATGTAGATTTAAATATTTTTGCTAAATTGAAAAATTATTTTAAAAATATGGATGAAAAATCAAAAGAAAATGTTTGGAAATATACTCAAAACATTGTAAAGCTTTCAAATACGTTATAAAGCACGATAGAAAAGTTCAGTAATCGAGTGTTTAATAAAATTATCAAACGATTCAGGATACATCACAAGATCATTAATAGAAAATCTATCAAGATGGGTAGCGTGTTTCATATAACTACTTTCAATGATATCGAAAGTTTTGTCGGTATCATTGGTCAGTTTGAAAATACACAGGTACATCCCCTCTTCAGCCATTTTTCGAATATGCATTTCGAGAGGAAATTGAGAATAGTGTTTCGATGGAAATATGTCTGGATACCCTAGTTCATGATATTTTAGACCATGATTAGGTGAATCACCAATATGAATAATAAGTTTATTATTAGAACTCCAATCTAAAGTATAAGCGTGATGATAAACAGTATTTAAACATTTACAACCTTTTCCTCCAGATGCATTTAGTACAAGCAGTTTTTCTTGTAGCATCTGTAGGTTTTCAGTAAAATCAACAACATCGTAAGACCAATTATGGTATTCATTTCGATAGCCAATAAATGCAACGCGGATAGTCATCCACATGTTTCTTTTTTTTATATTTTGGATGGTAGAAATGGCAATTTTTTTAAATTTTTCGATCCATTTCTCCATTGTAATACACAAATCAACAAGAAAACATATTTCAAACGTTCTACTTAGCATTTACGGCTGTTTGGATGTTCTGAAATTCAGAATATGTTAATCCGTTTTCTACACTTTCAAAACCGTACAAATCTTTAGGATTTAATGTTTTTAACTCTTCAATTGCATCTTCAGGTTTGTCAAAATTTCTAAATAGAATTTGATTAACCTCTGCAGGAGTCCATTTATAATCTAACCGATCAGTTGTCCAATCGTCAAATTCTTTATCGTAAAAACTATTCACCATTTCTTGAAGAATTAGGGTATTACATTTTTTGAAATGTACAATCATATCAATACGGCCTGGTCGAATCAAAGCCCGATCAATACGTTCTGGAAAATTACTAGAAATACAAAGAATACGTCCGGATGCTTCTAACGTACCATCCAATAAATTGAGTAAGAATGATAGATCTAACGGTTCTTTTTCATCTTCTTCTTCACGATCCATCCATGGATCACCAACCTTTTTCTTTTCTTCTTTAGGTACTTCCGGTTTCTTCCATTCTCGTCGTAAAATAGAATCTCCCATTGCATCAATATCCTCAATCACGTATAATCGTTCATGAATAGGAATAGTATATCGTTCAACAGTTGATCCATTCATTACATGTATTTCTTCGTTAAAGAAAAGATGACGTAATTGAGATTTTGATTTGATTTCTGATAAATGTACATTAATAATATGTCGTCTTGCAGTATTGGCTATTGCTTTTACTGAACTTGTTTTTCCTGTACCTGGATCGCCGTGAAACATAAATCCTAAAGTATAAGGAATACCTTTAGCTTCATACCAATCTTTACGAGTTAAAAAGAATTCAACATGTTTAGAAACTTTTTGACGTTGTTCAAAAAATACGTTATTGAATGTACGAGTAGTATGGAATTTATGTTGAGTATATATGATATGTGTAGTAGGTAAAGGATTTTGCAGACTTCGTTTATTCTTTGAATTTGTCATCATATCAAAAAAATACAAATCATTACCTAATTTATTTTTCATACGACGATCATAAGCCGAATTACATTTATCTACAAAAGATTGCAGATACTGAACTTCGTGATCATAACAAAATAGTTTAAATTTAATTGATTGTAAGTTTCCATCATCATGTTTTAAATCTAATAATTGGAAATAGATGTCTGGTTCAATCATAATTGGTTCAAATTCATTAGGGAGATAATCATGTTGAGAAACACAGATCAAATTTCGAATAACTGGAATTGTCGTAACGTAATTTACCACGGCATCCATACGTGTTGAGCTAACTGTTGATTGTTGCTGTTGTCCTTTAGAATTTGTTGATTGAAATATTCGTTCACACATAATCGTACATTTGACTTCTTTGTTGGTTGGTGGAGGAGCTGTAGCAGGTTTAACTTTTTGCCGTCTACAACAAAGTGATTTTATTTCTGGGAACCATGTAGGGTAAGAAGCAACAACCCGTTCATATAAATTGAAAGCAATTAAATTGTATAAAGGATTATTACCAACAGAAGAACCAAGATGCATCATCATCTGGGTCTTCATTAGATCATGAAAAAAGTTTGGTTGATTATTCATTATAAATCTAATTTTTGTGCGTTAAAATTAATAGATGGGTGAAAACAACAGCGTTGAGATTTCTGCGTCGATTAGTTGGACAAATAAATTAGAAGAGTACTTTGCATCTACCGGTGAAAAAGCTAACGGATTAGCTTGGGTACACAAAAAATCAGAAGCGATGTATAGTAACCGAAGAACCTATATAGATCTTCCGGTTATCATAGGTAGCGGTGTAATTGCTTTCTTGAATGCCGGTTCATCAAGTTTATTTAACGATCCAAAAATATCGTCAGTTGCATTAGGAGTAGGATCTTTAGCCATGGGTATTTTAAACAGTTTTGGAACTTATTTTGGTTGGGCTAAAAGAGCAGAAGGTCATCGTATATCTGCGATTCACTACGCAAAACTATACAGATTTATTACAGTAGAATTAAGTTTACCTCGTCATGAACGTATGATTCCACATGATTTATTAAAATATGTAAAAGACCAATACGACCGTTTAGCTGAAATTAGTCCAATGGTTCCCGATATTGTTATTACTCAGTTTCAAAGTAAATTCAAAAATACCGATATTAGCAAACCTGAAGAAACCAATGGATTGCATAAAATCGATATCTATCGCGATGTAGATGATGATGAAAGTATGAAAGAAATGCCTACGCATACGCCAATGAAAAAACCTAATTCATTCTTAGATGTAACTAGTCCTAAAGATTTACCTAAATTAAATATTCGTGTTCCAACTGTTTTAGAAACGATTAGTAATGCCGATGTTAAAGTAACTATTCAAGAAGATGCGAAAAAAGATATTTAAGCTTTCTTCAAACACATATCTAAAGTAGGAATATTCACATTCACTGGTTTGGAACGTTTTAACCGTAATTGTTCAGAAGCCTTTTCAACTGCTTCACTTGATAACGAAACATATTTTTTGATATCTCGTAGCGGTGCTTGTACACTCATTGATGGGAATAATAATCGTACTGGATACATATCCGTTAATACAATATTGTTATCACCATGCACATATTCACGATATTGTTCAATATCTAATGGTCCACCAAACATTCGTAATAAATGACGAGATGGTGCAGGAGACAATACTTTATTTTTATAAATATCATTATACAGATTACGTAATAAGCTATGACGGTTCCATCGAGTAGAATCTGATATCTTATTATCTGCATAAATGTAGGCTAGTGCACATTCTGGCGAACAAAAATGACCTTCACACGTGTAAGTATTTTTATAAGCGTCATAAGATGTTGGTAAATAAACAGGACTCCAATTAAATTTATGACAACACCAAAAGCAACAGGTGTTTGGACCGTATCGGTCAGCAACAATTTTATCTAAAACACTTTTTAACAAATCAGTATTGAAATTTCTCGATATTTCTACAGAATTTAGAATATCTGCATAATTCGTAGTTTCTGTACTTGGATTAAAAAAAGCTTCAGTTTCTCCAGCCGAAAGTATAGTATTTTCAATGTCTTCTTCAATAATTTTTAACGTGAAGACAACTGGTGTTTCGTTAACTACTACATCTTTCGTAACAGTTTTTGTTTTTCGCCCCATTTAAATTCACTAAGTTTAAAATGTCAAAATGAGAATTGTTTGTATGACCAACGAAGGACAATTACCCATGATGAAAAATATGTTAACATCTGCAAAAAAATCTGGAATTGATATGAATTTATTTCATTGTTACATATTGAATGATCAAAAAGAAGCCGCAACTTATAATACTGGAGAATTCAAAAGTATAACTACACGTAAGTTGGAAGTTATTTTAGAAAATATGCGAAAAGATACAGAAGTAATATGGATTGATAACGATATTGTAATCTTTGAGAATTTTATTAATGACTTACGTTCTAAACCTGGAAGATTTGTCATGCAAGATGATCTTTGGGCTCCTTGTACAGGTTTCTTTTTAGTAAGACCTGATATATTCTGTGTAAAGGCTATTCAAAACTGTATTCAGTGGTTAAAAGATAATGCTCATGTTCCTTCTATTAACGATCAACATGCATTTACGAATATTTCTAAAAGAACTATTGGGTTAACCGTAAATTTACTTTCTAAGGAAGAATATCCAAATGGATATATTTATTTCAATCAAGGAGCAACATCTAAAGCAAAAATAGTTCACTGTAATTATTTATACACCACGGCAGAGAAGGAACAACGATTAAAAGATAATGGATTATGGAATATAGATGAAAACGTATTTGAAAGTGTAAAGAAATATTATCTGTAAAAAATGCTGAAAATTACGAGATATAAAGCAAAGATAAACGCTAAACGTTTCTTACGAAAAGGAATAGATCCTATTACACATAGAAAATTATTCTTCTATTGCAAGTATTGTGAGACAGAATTTATAAAACATCACGAACGATACGAGATATTTGGAGAAGATGATATTATGTGTTATACTTGTTATGCTACTGCTACGCAAAGATCTATGTATCGTAGACTTTATGAAAAAATCAACGATACCTATGCTAGAAAAGGACGTAGTTTTCAACACTCGAGCATTGTAGATGCTATGAAAAGAGCGGATTGGTTTGGCGAAGACTTCTACGAAAAATACTTATTATAAAGTTTACCTAAGCTTTTTTATTTTGAAAACGAATTTACATGTATCCTGCCAAAGTCCAAAGTATACAAAATGACAACGTTAGAAAAACAATATCGTAAACATACTCATCGTGAACATATTCTTGAATTACCGGATACTTATATCGGTAGTATTGAAACATGTACAGAAACTATATTTGTTGCGGATGGTGAAAGCTTTAAAGAAAGTCAAATTACGACATTTAATCCCGGTTTCTACAAACTATTTGACGAATTACTTGTCAATGCTCATGATCATGTAGTTCGACAACGCAATAGTGAAAACCCTGTAAAAAGAATTGAAGTAGAAATTGAAAATAACTCGGTAATTACTATTCGTAACGATGGAAAATCAATTGATGTTGCTATTCATCCGGAACATAAAGTTTATATTCCCCAAATGATATTTAGTGAATTATTAACTTCAACAAATTATGACAAAAGTGAAAAGAAACTAGTCGGTGGTAAAAATGGTTACGGTGTTAAATTGGTCAATATTTTCGCCAAGAAATTCGTAGTTACAATTGTTGATGAAAGTCGTCAATTGAAATATACGCAAACTTTCGAAGATAATATGACTAAAATTGGTGAACCGATAGTAAAAGCTTCTAAACTTAAATCATTCGTGGAAGTATCCTGGACTCCGGATTTCAAACGGTTTGGAATGACTTCTATTCCAGAACCTTTACTCCAAGTCCTTCAACGGCGGGTTATGGACTCGGCAATGACAGTTGGTAGAGATGTTAAGGTGAGTTGGTGCGGCACACCAATAAAATTTCGAGATCTTGGGATCTATGCCTCCTGGTATCTCCCGAAAGATACAACCGTACTTACAGGCGTACCGCAACTCGGGTGGCAACTCGCAATCGCGGATAATCCGTACGACCGGGCTTTTAGTGTGAGTTTTGTTAACGGCATTTGGACCCGTTCGGGTAAACACGTTGATGAAATTACGTCGCAATTGGTTACTCATGTTTGTAATTATTTGGAGGCTAAGAAGAAAATCAAAGTTAAACCGGCGATGGTTAAAGATTGTCTTGCTGTATTTATTAATTGTGAAATTGAAAATCCTTCATTTAGTTCGCAAACGAAAGAAGTCTTAACTACCAAAGTATCTTGTAAACTTGACGAAGATTTCCTTAAAAAAGTAGTAACTAAATTAAATATAGTTAGTAAACTTCTAGAACAACAAGCAATTAAAGATACGAAAGAAAACTCTAAAACTGATGGTAAAAAATCTTCAAAAATTACAGGTATTCCTAAACTAGATGATGCTGTGTATGCAGGTACTACAAAGAGCCACGAATGTAGCCTTATTCTAACGGAAGGTGATTCGGCTAAAGCTATGGCATTATCAGGCTTATCGCAAGAACAACGTAAATATTACGGTATTTATCCTTTGCGTGGTAAAGTCTTAAATGTGAAAGATACCGGTACTAAAAAAGTAGAACAAACTGAAGAAATTGCAAACTTGAAGAAAATCCTTGGTCTGGAATCAGGAAAAGAATACAAAGATATCAAATCATTACGATATGGTAAAATCCTTATTATGACCGATCAAGATTACGATGGCTCACATATTCGTGGTTTGCTTATTAATGTATTCCATGAACTCTGGCATACGTTATTTGAAATTCCAGGATTTATTACCTATATGACTACTCCAATTGTAAAAGCAACAAAGAGTAATAAAACCTTAGCGTTTTATACTCAATTTGAATATGAAGAATGGCGTAAAAAACCTGAATCCAATGGTTGGAAAGTTAAATACTATAAAGGGTTAGGTACATCTACTCGCGACGAAGCTAAAGAGTATTTTAAAAGCATGAACGTCGTAGGATATTCGTATACGGGCAAAGAAAGCGATAAATCTATTGAACTTGCTTTCAATAAACAGCAAGCCGATGATCGTAAAGATTGGCTAAAAACTTATTCGCGTGAAAATATCGTAAACGCTGCACCGAATACGTTACTGCCTTACGAAGAATTCATCGATAAAGATTTGATTCACTTTTCGAACTATAGTATGGAACGGGCAATTCCTAATATAATGGACGGTTTGAAAACATCGCAACGTAAAATCCTGTTCTCGGCATTCAAACGTAATCTAAAAGCAGAAATACGAGTAGCACAATTCGCTGGTTACGTATCTGAGCATTCGGGTTACCATCATGGCGAAGCTTCGCTCAATGAAGCGATTATTGCGATGGCCCAAGATTTTGTAGGTTCGAATAATATTCCTTGGTTAGTACCTCAAGGACAATTCGGTACACGATTAGAAGGTGGTAAAGATTCAGCGTCTCCTCGTTATATTCATACTTATCTGCAACCCTATGTATCGCAATTAGTTCCCAATGATGACTTTGATTGTTTGACCTATCGAGATGATGATGGTCTTCCGGTTGAACCCGAATGGTATGCGCCTATTCTACCGATGATTCTGGTTAATGGATCAACGGGTATTGGTACAGGGTATTCTACCGACATTCCCCAATTCAATCCTTCGGTTCTAAAATCCATACTTATTGAATGGTTGCAGTCTGGATCGGGATTAGATAAAGAACTGGTTCCGTACTACAAAGGTTTCAAAGGTACGATTACTAAAGATGCAAAAAACGATTATATTGTCAAAGGTGTCTGGAAACAAGATAAGAATGAAATAGTTATAACCGAATTACCGGTAGGTACGTGGACATCGAAATTCCGTGAAAAATTAGACGGATTAGTGTCTTCCGCAGATATCAAAGATTATAGTGATACGTCTACGGATACAGATGTACATATTAAAGTAAAATTGAATGAATCGGCAACGGCTGTTGAGAAGCTGTTGATTGATAAAATTAAACTTACGAATATGCATGCGTTCAATTCTAAAGGAGTAATTCATAAATATGCATCACCTAATGAAATACTCAAAGAATATGTGGATGTTCGATTAGATCTGTATACAAAACGTCGTGAACATTTATTGAAATCTCTTCGTGAAAAATTACCGTATCATGAAAATGTTGTTCGGTTTATTAAACAACAATGTGAGCCTACACCTATTCCTGATCTTCGTCGTAAAACACCTGAAGAATGCGATAAATTATTAACGGCCCAAAAGTTTCAAAAAATAAAACAATCATTTGATTACTTATTAGATTTACCTATCAAATCTTTAACTCTTAAAAATGCACAAAAACATGAAAAAGATTTAGAAGAATTAAACCAAAAAATTGCTGAAACGGAAAGAACGACACCTAAACAATTGTGGTTACATGAATTACAAACTCTTAAAATTTAATGATATAATTCACCGCTAAATAAGCAGGTGTGTTATTTCTTCTTGCACCACTTGCTCCGGTAGGTCCATTCGTTACTCGAGAAACATCGCGTGGATTCCAATATGATCCTCCGTATAGTCCCGATGATGCAGTAGAATTACTATCTTGATATTCATGATTATGTGGAAAAAGCTCGTTAACTGTAGTAGCATGAGATTCTTCTCCACCTTTTTTACCTCTATCAAAATTAAGGTTAATAAGATCATATGTTACATTTAGGTTGATTTGACCTATAGGAATACGAGTTTGTAAATCTGGAAGACCAAATGTGGTTACATTATTACCTGGATTATACGCTTCACCAATTATACTAAACAACCGACTATATGTACTACGTGATACAATTGAACCATCACACCACAACCATCCGGAAGGTAAGGTTGAACCGGCAAAGGCAAAAATAGTTCCAACCGGAACTTCAATCGGTCCAGATGGTCCTTGAATTCCTGCAAGACCAGTATTACCTACGGAACCTTTGGGTCCTTTTGGTCCTGTTGGACCGGTTGGTCCTGATGGCCCTGATGGTCCGGTAGCTCCTCTAGGTCCACTTGCACCTCTAGCACCTGTAGGTCCTTTAGGTCCGCTGGGGCCCGTTTCGGCTATACCTTGAAACCCTGTTGCTCCGGTTGGTCCATTTGGACCAGTAGGTCCAGTACTAAAGGATAAATATGTCTGGGTTATCCATTCACTAACGGTTAACATTCTATTGATATTTAATTATATAGTTTACTGCCAAATAAGCAGGCGTATTATTCGCAGCCATTCCTCCACCCGTAGTGTTTGTTGTACGTAAAACATCTCCAGGACCCCAATAACTACCATCGTATAACCCACCTCCAGTAGTTATCGCAGCAGAGTTATCTAAATAAGTATGTGTATGTGACGGCAATTCATTCAAAGTCATAGTGTGTGCTTCTTCGCCTCCGGTTTGAGCTAAATTAAAATTTAAAGTAACCGAACCATAGGTAGCACCAGTAGCTTGAGCTCCAATTGGAAATTTACGTCTTAAATCTGGAACCCTGAAAAAAGCACCACTTGCACCGTATAAAGAACCAATTACTCCGTATAATCCAGCGAATGTTCCAACTGAATTATACAACTGCCCATCACAGAATACCCAGTTAGTAGGACCTGATGAACCAGCAAAAGGAGCAATTATTCCAATAGGAACAGCGGGACCGGTAGGACCAGTAGCACCGGTATTTCCTTGAGGTCCTGTGTTTCCTCGGTCTCCGGAAGGTCCAGAAAGTCCTTGTAATCCTGAAGGCCCTTGTAATCCTGAAGGTCCAGTAGCACCGGTAGGACCTTGAGGACCTGTATTTCCGGAAGGACCACTTGGTCCTTCGACACCTGTAGACCCTGTTGGTCCAGTATCACCGCGAGCACCCGAAGGGCCAATAGGACCTGAACAGTTAGTAATTAATCTTTGTGATGTCCAATCACTGGCGGATATCATATTTTATATATACTATTAAACGTTTTCATATTTTTAAATTAGTCTTAATAATGAACGTTCCTACTTATCAAGAATTACTGGCTGAACAGTACGAAGACAATGCTAAAAATTTGCTTGTCTTTCAAAGACAGTATGAAAATGAAGACGATGATGAAGGAGATGTAGACTATCATGAAGAACAAGACTACTCGCAGTATCAGTTAAAGGAACCGGAAAAATTCAACGAGTTTCAAGGAGATCGTAATACTGCTAAGTTTATAACCGAAACGAATGCATTTGAAGACAAAACTCGTGGAAGTGTTCGTTATAACAAAGATGTTAAAACACATATCGTAGATATTGACACACGATTTCGTGCATTTGGTAATGGACAAATTCCTTTAAAGATGGCGGTATCTGGAGCAGCAGCATCATCAACTACCTCCTTAATTGCACCTACGAGTAATGTAGCTAATTTTGCCTTTGGATTACCCCGATTGTTAAAGAATATCATCAGTATGAAGATTACGTCCATTTCATTTCCTAACACTTTTTGGACTTATCAATCGTCACGCAGTAATATAAGTTTTCAAATTTACAATGATTACGATCGACAATTTGCAATAACCACGTCCGCTGATTCATATTGGTTTGAAGGAATAACTGCTGCGGATTGTAAATTGGTTTTAGGAACGGTAACGATAGCGGAAGGTAATTATTCAACGGTTGATGATTTTATGGAGGAATTAAATCTTAAATTGGCTACAGTTCCAAACGAACATAGCGAAACGGTCGCAATTGCAAACTATCCTTTCAAAGCGGATTATGATCCAAGAACCAATAAGATAAGAATATATCGCGAAGATCCTTCAACTCATTACCAATTTGGTATTAATTTTGGTCCTCCAAATACACCAGAATTATTAAATACTGGATTAGGTTATCATATGGGATTTCAAAATTTCTTTTACGGTACCGCACCACCCACAGATCCTAACATTGTGGATATACCGTTAACAATGGACGCCGATGATAATTATCAATGTATTGCTGAGTCGTTTCCAACCGAGCTGTTGGGCGAAAGCTATATTTATATATCGATTAATGAAATCGATATTATTGAGCATCAAAGTTTCAAACAATCATTCTTACCAGTATTTGTTAAGTTGTTATTACCCGAAGCAAGTAAAAATAAACGAATTACCGATATTAACTTATTGAATATTGTTGAACGAGAATTTAATTTTTTACAACCGGTTAATATTCAAAAATTATTAATTACGTTATACGATCGGTATGGTAACATTATTGATATGCAGAGTACAAATTATTCATTTACGATGATGTTTGAAGAAGTATTAAATCCGGGCATGTACGAAAAGTTGCGAGAATTATAAAACTTTTATTGGTCAAGTATAATATGGAAAACCGCTACAATATGACTTCAACAAGCAAACAATATCCTGCTCCTAAACACAGCGGGTATGTTCCCAATATAGGCGAAGCTTCTACTTTTTCTATTCGTCCTTACAAATTATACGCGGAAAGTGGATCGTTGCATAGTAATGATTTACGAAGAGATATGGTTGGACATCTTCATGCGGAAACTCCTTTAAATAAAATCTTCTTCAGCCAAAGTAATTTAGATTTTATACAAAGCCAAATTCAAACTCAAGTTCTTGCGATGAGCGGAGGTAAATACAAAATCGATAAACAAAATGATGACGATGTAAAAATTATTATGCGTAGTTACTATTTAATGTTTGGTAAGAATGACCCTAACTTTGTTGAACGTGAATTGCAAGAACTAAATAGTCGAGTAATCGGTTATGCTTCTGCTAAAATCTATTCAGAAGTTGACTTTCATATGTTCTACCTTAAAGATATTCAAGACTTTGCACCACCCATTGCGAATCCTATGAATCCTCATGTATTCGGTACTCGAACTGGTGAATTACGAAGTTTCTTTTAAAAATGGATCCTGTATGAAATAATTTTTTCCATACAAAAATGTCGGATCTTGAACCAAGACATTGGCTCTTCCGTGTTGGGAATGGTGATCATTTTATCGCATCTTCCCCTAAACACATATGGGGAGTACTGTCAGAAAATGGCCCTGGAACTCATTTCAAAAATACAGTAAGACAAGGTGATATATTATGGTTTGTAAAAACTGGCGGTATGCTTATAGGTGTGGCTACATTTATAACCAACCAAAAACGAAACTTAGGACCACTTGTAGCGGTTACATTAACGAATGAAGAATTAGGATGGATACATGAAGATGGAAATTGGGATTTAGAAATACATTATAAAGATTTATACGATATTTCTGGATTAGAACTTAATTCTAGAATTAAATCTCCTATGACAATTCGTAAATATAACAGTGAAAAATGTCAAGTAAACTTACCGGAAGAATATGCTAATATTGTAAAATACTCAAAAGTTATTAAGAAGTAATCACGTTGTATTTTTAGATTAAGTTTTTTCTAATTTAAGTAATGGAATTACGAACCTTTCAAGATCGTATATATGGTAAAGCAAATGATCAATTGTTTGTTTTTGAATCTATGTGGGATTCATTCCGTCCTATTGAAAAAGTAGCATGGAATGGAAGTACATTTGAAATAATTGATACCAAGTTTAAACCAAATTTATTTGATCCCAATTACGGGTATGGTTCGTTGGAAATGAAAGCATTGTGTCGTAAGTACTCTAACGAAGCAGACTTTGATGAAGAAAAATTAGTAGAAATAAAAGACCCAATAGAATTTTGGAAATGGTCAGGTGAGAAAGAAGCAAAATGGTGGAAAGATCGTGGAGTAGTTTTTGCAAATCGGTGTGTGAATCGTGATATTGAATCATGGAAGAAATATTTAAACTTTTTAAATATACGAGCTAAAACATTAAGACAGCCTCTAAAAGGAAGAATTACTAGGCGTTTAGGCGCTAAACATATAATTTCAAATAAATGAAAGTTAATTTAATTGCAAATTTTCAAGCTAATACCGGATTAATGCAGGATGCTCTTTTATTACGAGGTATTCTTTCAGTGCAATTTGGGGAAGATATAAAGATATTTAAAGTACCTCATATGCTT